TCCAAGCACCCGAGTTTAAAATGGGTAAACCAGGTGAAGTTACCGCTACGGTTGAACCTGAAATGGATGTTGAAATGGAAAAACATAAGAGAAATCTTATTAACGCAATTATCCAAGGTACATCTAAGAAAGGGCACTATATTTTTCAGAAACCTGAAGTTCGTGCAAGATTAGATGAGATTGACCCTCGTTTGTATCCCGCGTATTTGGGTATTATGACAATCAATGATTTCATGTATTTTACCATGGAACAAATGATTGAAATGATGAGTGAATCAGGTCAAGGTATTGGTGGAGCGGTTAAACTTGAATCGTCAAGTGATGATGATGGTGACGACGATGGTGATGGTGCTTCAGACACAACTATCAATGCTTGGGGTTTGATTTTCCCAATTTTGTGCCACGAGGTTATTAAAGGTCTTGAAGAAGCTAAAGGAAGATATGGTTTTCCTGAAGATGCTGACGTAAGACAAAGAGTTCAACAAGAAGTTGATACATTACCGATGGAGGCTTGGACTTTGAGAATTGGTCCGCAAATCGTTGAAAAAATTAGATTTGCACTCCCTGACGAAGTTTTTGAAGATGAAAACAGAGGTCTAATCAATTGGTTTCAAATGGAACTCTATAAACTTCCTGCCGAAGAATTCATCAAGATTATTGGAGATGCAATTTCTGAGGATACTTCTAAACAGTCAAAAGCGACAGACGCTTTCAGACGTATTCTACAAGTCGCTAAGAAAAATAAAGAAGAGTACGAAGACTACGAATCTGAAGAAGATTCAGATGACGAAGATGGTCTTGATTTCTTGACAGGATTAGGCATTAGCCGTCCTGATTAATGAATTACACAAAAGAACAAGTTTTAATTGAGTATAAGAAGTGCATGAAGAGCACTCCTTATGCTCTTAAAACATATTTACAAACTTACGATAATACCGTTTCAAGGTATGTCCCGTTGGAGTTATTTAAAGACCAAGTTACTTTGGTTGAAGATTATGAAAATCACAACGAAAATATTGCATTAAAGTATCGTCAGGCAGGTGTATCTACCGTTACAGCTGCTTGGGCAAGTAAAAGAGTTGCTTTTGCCCGAAAAGAAAAACCCGAGAAAATTCTAATCATTGCAAACAAATTAGAAACTTCTGTTGAATTTGCAAACAAAATTAGAGCTTTTACTGAGCAATGGCCAAGTTGGGTTGGTATTGGGTTTTCACCCGAAAAAAACGCTGCAAAACATTACAAATTAAATAATGGTTGTGAAGTTAAGGCGGTTGCAACATCAAAAGATGCTTTGCGTGGTTACACCCCCACGGTTCTGATATTTGACGAGGCTGCGTTTATTGAGGCTGACAGTGATTTCTGGTCAGCTTGTATGGCATCTCTATCTACAGGTGGTAAAGTTGTGGTTATTTCCACTCCTAACGGATACGACCGTATCTACTACGAAATCTATGACCAAGCCCAAAGGGGTATGAACGATTTCAAAATTACACCAATGTTTTGGTTTCGTGACCCTCGTTACACTAAAGATTTGTATTTGGTTAAATGTGAAGATGTTGTTCATTACTTACTTAACAAAGAAGAATACTCGTCTGACATTGTAATTCAATTACCGCTTGATAACCCATATAACCGTGATTACGATGAAATCGCAAATTATATGGAACAGGGATACAAACCTTGTTCATCTTGGTTTGAGAGTATGGTTAAAAAACTTAAATACGACAAGAGAAAAGTCGCTCAGGAATTGGAATGTAACTTTCTTGGTTCAGGTGACAACGTATTTGATTCAAACATAACTCAGAGGATTCAAAAGAACGATATTAAAGAACCAAATGCAAAATTGATGGGTAATCAACTTTGGATTTGGAAAGAACCTGAAAATGGTCATAAATACGTTATGGGTGTTGACGTTTCAAGGGGAGATTCTGAGGATTTTTCTTGTATTGAAATAATTGATTTTGATACCCGTGAACAGGTTTTAGAGTTTGTAGGTAAGATTCCACCCGACACGTTAGCAGAAGTTGCTTACAAGTGGGGAAACATGTATTCAGCACTCTGTGTAACTGACTTAACAGGTGGTATGGGTGTTGCAACGGCAAGAAGACTTCAGGAACTTGGGTATAAAAATTTCTATGTTGACGGTGTTGATATGTCAAACAAATGGAAGTGGGACCCAAAAGCCAAAGAAAAAATACCCGGTATTAATTTTAATAATAAAAGAGTTCAGATTATTGCCGCTTTTGAAGAAGCCGTTAGACATGAATTTAAAGTAAGGTCTTCAAGATTATTGGGTGAGATGGGGACATTTGTTTACATAAATGGTAGACCTGACCACCAAAAAGGACATCACGATGACTGTATTATGTCAATTGCCATGGCTTTGTATGTTGCTGAGTTGGCGTTTCCTTCATTGGTAAAAGTTGTAAATCAAACAAAAGCAATGTTGGATTCTTGGTCTACAGTTCTAAGTGAAAACAAAGACCAATCCCAATTTTTTAATCCTCAGGTACCACAAGCAAACCAATCAATGCTCAATCGTAATCAACCATATCACCCAACAAGAAATGATTATGAAAAGTATCGTTGGTTATTTAGTCCAAAGTAGTATTTATAAAAGACCTATTTGAGTTAAATTATAAAAGATGAGTTCACAACAAAATTTTACGGTTTGGCAAAGACTATCAAGAGCTCTTGGTCCTGACGCATTATTGAATCAGGATTTTCCTACTTATAAGTTTGATAAGAAGGAATTACTTCGTACAACGGATAAAGCCGAATACGAAAAGGAAAAACTTCAAGCAAGACAATCAATGTATTTGGCAAATCAATTTGCCAAAGTTGAGAGTAATCTTTACAATCAGGCGATTTATTATGAACCAAATAGATTGGCAAGTTACTATGACTACGAGTCAATGGAATATACTCCTGAGATTGCTGCAGCATTGGACATTTACGCTGAAGAATCTACAACACCAAACGAAGACGGTTTTATTCTACAAATTTATTCAGAATCAAAAAGAATAAAATCCGTATTAGCCGATTTATTTAATAATGTTTTAGATATTAACACCAACTTACCTATGTGGACAAGAAACACGTGTAAGTATGGTGACAACTTTATTTATCTCAGACTTGACCCTGAAAAAGGTGTCATTGGTAGTATTCAGCTCCCAAATATTGAAGTTGAAAGATATGAGTTGGGGATGTCAGAAAGAATGGGTACTTCTAACATTAAAACACCTGATAGTAGTAAAGGACTTAAATTTACTTGGAAAGCCCGAAATATGGATTTCCAACCATGGGAAATAGGTCACTTCAGATTATTGGGGGATGATAGAAAACTCCCTTATGGTACATCTATGTTGGAAAAATCAAGACGTACTTGGAAACAACTTTTATTGTCAGAAGATGCGATGTTAATTTACAGAACATCAAGAGCTCCTGAGAGAAGAATTTTCAAAGTGTATGTCGGTAACATGGAAGATGACGATATTGAAGCATACGTACAAAGAGTTGCCAACAAGTTCAAAAGAGAACAAATTGTAGATTCAAAGACAGGTAATGTTGATATGAGATTCAACCAAATGGCGGTTGACCAAGATTATTTTATTCCTGTAAGAGACCCAGCACAACCTTCTCCAATTGAAACTTTACCAGGCGCACAAAATCTTTCTGAAATTGCCGATATTGAATACATTCAGAAAAAACTTGTAACAGCACTTCGTATTCCAAAAACATTCTTGGGATTTGAAGAAACTGTTGGTGATGGAAAATCATTAGCATTACAGGATATTCGTTTTGCTAGAACTATCAACAGAATTCAAAAATCAATGTTGCAAGAGATGAATAAAATTGCTATTATTCACCTTTTCTTATTGGGATTTGAAGAAGAAGTTTCAAACTTTACTTTAGGTTTAACAAACCCTTCAACACAGGCTGACTTATTAAAAGTTGATTTGTGGAAAGAAAAAATGTTGTTGTATAAAGATGTTGTTACAGACCCAGGAAACGGTATTCAACCGGCTTCTTCAACATGGGCTAAAAAGCACATATTTGGTTGGTCTGATGATGAAATTAGAACTGACTTACTACAACAAAGAATGGAAAGAGCTATTGGTGAGGAACTTAAAAATACTCCTACAGTTATTGTTAAGACAGGTATCTTTGATACGTTGGATAAGTTATATGGTAATAAAGAAGGTGCGGGAGCTCCGGCAGCACCTCCAGGTGAAGTTAGTGAACCTGCGGCAACTGAACTACCCGGTGGATTAGGTGGTGGATTTGAAGCTGAGTTTGGTGGTGGTGGAGGTGGAGCGGCACCTGAAACACCTGAAACTCCACCAGGTGAAGAAGCTGCTGTAACACCCGAATCAATTAATACAAAAGACTTAAATATCCTTTTGGAAAATGATATTCATGGTTCAAAATTCTTAGATTTAAGTATTGGTCAACAAAACTTAGGAAAAATTGCTGAGGAATTGGATAAGTTACTTGGTTCGTAATATTTATTTATGAATCCAAATAACCCTCACAAACATGACATTCGGAGAAATTAAATCAATTATCGAAAAAAACCTACTGGAATCTTACAGTAATCCAGCCAACTTTAAGAAAACTCTTAGAGAATTCAAACATAATATTTTAGAAAACAAAGCTTA